ATTAAAAAAGTTTCTATATTAGATTTTAATGATTTAGATATTGATTATTTAGCAAAAGATTTTTTAGATGCAGAAAAAGAACTTGAGTTTACTGAATTAGATATTGATTCTTTAGACACAAATTTTTTAGAAGATATGTTAAACGTATTAGATGCATTAGCTATTTCCGAAAAAGAAAATGCGTTAGATCAAGACGCTACAGGAATACGTATAACAGGTACTAATCTAGGTCAAGATAAAGAAACGCAAATAACCACTTTAATTACAGGACAAATAATAAGTTTTAGAAGGAATGTAAATAGTAATGCTAGAGTAGACATAGACGGTGCTGGCAGTTACACAGTTATTTTGATACAGAATGGTGTGTCTAATGTAATAAAAGTGAACGGAGGAAGTGATTCAATTATTAAAATAACGCAAAGTTTATGAAATACAAATTTTTTCTACCTATACTTATACTACTCGGGATGCCTTTAGTATTCCAATCTACACCTACAGAGATACTTAAATTAAAAATATTTGATGCTTTTGTAACTACACCAGAGCCTTCAGGAAATTTTGTTATCTTAGATATTACTGAGGAAAATGTAGATAAAGCAGGCGGTTATCCGTTTCCTAGAGAGGAACTAGCTAAAATACATTTAGATTTATTACGCAAAGGTGCTTTAGGTGTGGGTTGGGTATTAGCCTTCCCACATGAAGATCGTTTTGGTGGTGATCACTATTTTAAAGAAGCATTATCGTATGCTCCTTCAGTTATTGCTGTTTTTGAAAACGATAATGGTGTATACCCTAAAACAGTAGGTACTGTTATTATGGGTGAAGGTGACGGTGGTTACATGTCACAAGGGACTGTGCAAAACATCCCAGGATTAAATGCAGCAGAAGGGGTAGCTTCGGCACCTGTAGATATAGATAATTTAGTTAGACGCATACCTCTACTGTATAAAACACCAGAAGGGTGGTTAGCAGCTTATGGTACACAAGTTTTAAAAGCGTTAACAGGAGCTAAAACGTACATTATAAAAACAAACATAAACGGTTTAGAAGAAGTTACGGTTAAAGGTTTACCACCAGTAAAAGTAGATTCGCTAGGTCGTAAGTGGGTTAGTTGGGTAGACACACCTACAACAACATTAAAAGAAATGAATGTAAAAGGTAAATTCGTTTTTGTTGGAGTAACTGCTAAAGGCGTTATGCCACAATTAGCTACCCCAGTAGGCTTACTTGAGCCACACAAGATACAAGCAGCATTAGCAGAATCATTACTGATAGAAAATAGTCCATATATTCCTGACTACAGTATAGTCGTTGAAAGTTTAATTTTAATAATATCTTTGTTGTTGGTTTGGGTAGCGTTAAGCAACTTAGGAATCACAACAGGTGTTATTTGTTTTGGTGTAATTATGTTTATAACCACACTTGGTGGCTATCATACCGTAAAAGAAAACATATTAATAGATGTATCTTGGACAGTAATAAGTCAGTTTATACTGGGTTCAATAGCGTTTTATCTACGATTTAGAGAACAATTTAAACTTAGGCTACAAATTAAAAAACAATTTGAACATTACCTAGATCCTAGACAAGTAAAACAACTACAAAAGAATCCAGATTTATTAAAACTAGGTGGAGAAAAGAAAACAGCTACGTTTTTATTTACAGACGTTAGAGGCTTTACTGCTTTGTCTGAATCAGTAACTCCTGAAGAAGTTACCTATATCATGAACAAAGCTCTTACTGCACAACAAGCAGCAGTACAAAAACATGAAGGTATGGTTGATAAATATATTGGAGATGCTATGATGGCAATATTTAATGCACCTTTGGATCTAAACAACCATGAAGACGCAGCTATATCTTGTGCTAAAGATATTTGGCAAAATATGTCAGACCTTAATGTAGAACTCCAGGCAGAGGGTTTACCTGCGATAGCCATAGGCATAGGCATAAACACAGGAGAAGCAGTAATCGGTAATATGGGTTCTTCATCTAGATTTGATTATACTGCTATTGGTGATGCTGTAAATACCGCAGCAAGATTAGAGTCTGCAACTAAACAAGTAGGTGTAGATGTATTAATTGGTGAAAACACTAAACAATCTTCTACTTTTAAGCTAAAATTATTAAAACCAATAGAAGTAAAAGGTAAATCAGAAAAATTAAAAATATATACGATAGATGAGTAAAATATTATTAGGTGTTATAGGTATGTTAAGTTTGGTGTGCAGTTTTTTGTGGATGCAAAACTTAAACTTGTCTAAACTCAACCAAGCTTTTGAGCTAAGAGATCAAGAACAAAAATTAGCTATAGCGTCTTTACAAAATGATTTTAAATTACAAACTGAAGGATTATTAACAATACAGTCCCGTAACCAGGAAATAGAAGCTGAGATGAATAGATATTTAGATGTTTTTAAAAGACATAATTTATCTAAGTTAGCAGCAGTAAAACCTGGATTAATCGAGGCTAGAGTAAACAAAGGTACAAAAGATGTATTCGATAGTATTGAAAAAGACAGTGCTAATATCGACAATCTTGATGATGGTCTGCAGTTGCAGCCTAATTCCTAGAAAAGTTGATATAGTAACTAAGCCTCTTGAACGAGACATAGTTCAGCCTATCCTACCTAGAAGTATAGATTTAAAAGATCCATATTGGTATGTAGTTTCAGATAAAAATATGGATGAGTTTATAGCTAGGGTTCAAAAAGATCAAGGACATGTTGTCTTTTTTGCTATGTCTGTACCTGATTATGAATTAATGGCATATAATATGCAAGAACTTAAACGGTATATCTCTGAACTAAAAGAAGTTGTTGTGTACTACCGAAAAGTTACTACTAGCCAAAAACAGGAGTAAGATGAAAATATCTGATGAAGGAATAGCTTTGATTAAAAAATATGAAGGTTGTGAATTAAAAGCATATCTTTGTCCTGCAGGTGTGTGGACCATAGGTTATGGTCACACTAAAAATGTAAAAGAACACATGGAAATAACCTTAGAAAAAGCTGATGAAATGCTTGAAGAAGAAATGCTTGAATACGAAAACTACATACAAGATTTAGTTACTGTCCCTTTAGAACAAAACCAATTTGATTCATTGTGTTCTTGGGTCTATAATCTTGGACCAACAAATTTAAGAGAATCTACACTACTTAAAGTTTTAAATAACTCTGAGTATATGCTTGTATCAAAACAAATAAGGCGATGGAACAAAGCAGGAGGTAAAGTTTTAAAAGGTTTAGTTAAACGTAGAGAAGCAGAAGCTCTTTTGTTTGAAAACAAACCTTGGGAAGATGTGTAAATGCCATTAGTTAAACTGCCTTTTAAACCTGGAATTAATAAAGAAGGTACAGCTTACGACAACGAAGGTGGTTGGTTCGATGGAAATTTAGTTCGTTTTAATAAAGGTCGTCCACAGAAAATAGGGGGATGGCGAAAAACTAATTTAAACTCTTTTTTAGGAACATGTAGAGCTTTACATTCATGGACTGCTTTAGATGGAGGTAAATTCCTTGGATTAGGTACAACAAATAAATACTACATTGAAGCTGGTTCAGGTGCATCATATTCTGATATAACACCGATAAGAGCAACGACAACAAACGGAATAACTTTTGCTGCTACTAATGGGTCTAGTGTAATAACAGCTACAGACTCAGATCATAATGCAGAAACTGGAGATTTTGTAACCATCTCTGGAGCAGCTAGTCTAGGTGGTTTAGTTACTGCAGCAGTTTTAAACCAAGAGTATGAAGTCACTGCTGCTCCATCCGTCAACACTTATACTTTTACAGCTAAAGACACAAGCGGAAATACAGTAACTGCTAATTCAAGTGACACTGGTAATGGTGGGTCTGGAGTAGATGGTGCTTATCAAATAGACGTAGGTACAGACACATACATAACAGGAACAGGATGGAGTGTAGGTACATGGGGTCGAGGTACATTTGGTTCAGCTTCGGCTATATCTTCTTCTGGACAGCTTAGAATATGGACACACGATAATTTTGGTGAAGACTTAATCATTAATGTTCGTGGGGGAGGAATTTATTATTGGACAGAGGCTAACGGAACAAATACTCGAGCTGTTGAGCTTTCTAGTTTTTCTGGTGCTAATCAAGTTCCGACTAGAGGACTACAAGTTTTAGTTTCCGAAAAAGATAGACACGTAATTGTGTTGGGTGCTGATCCACTATCAGGTTCTTCAAGGTCTTCAGCAGTTGATCCAATGCTAATAGCTTTTAGTGATCAAGAAAATCCATTAGATTTTGAACCTTTAACTACTAATACTGCTGGTTCTTTACGTTTGTCCGAAGGTAGCTCTATTATAGGTGGTAAGAAAAGTAGAGAAGAAGTTCTTGTTTGGACAGACACTGCTTTGTACAGTATGCAATTTATTGGACCACCCTTCACTTTTGGTATAAACCTCATAAACAGTGATGCAGGTTTAGCAGGTCCAAATGCAGCAGTAGACTCCGCATCAGGTATATTTTGGATGGGAAGAAAAAGTTTTTATGTGTATAACGGAGTAGTACAAAAAGTACCCTGTAGTGTGCAAACATATGTTTTTGATGATTTTAATGAAAGCCAAGTATTTAAAGTTTTCGGTTTTAGTAACACAAGATTTGACGAAGTTGGTTGGTTTTATTGTTCTTCCAACAGTTTAGAAATCGACAGGTACGTTGTTTACGATTACGCAGATCAAACATGGACATATGGTGAGTTAGGTAGAACTGCTTGGCTTGATCAAGGTGTCGAGGGTTACCCTAGAGCAACAGCAGACAACTATCAGTATGAACACGAGTTTGGGTACAATGACGATGGTAGCCCTATGACAAATGTTTTTTTAGAAAGTTCTGATCTCGATTTAGGAGATGGCGATAACTTTGCATTTATCTCGAGGATTATACCAGATTTAAGTTTTTTAAACAACAGCTCTAGTGGGAAAATAAATATTGTGTTAAAAACAAGAGATTTTCCAGGAGATAGTTTAACTACTGCAAGCACAACTGCTGTGTCTAGCACTACACCAAAAGCTGACGTTAGATCTAGAGCAAGACAGTTTGTATTACGTTTTGAATCAGACGACGATTCTACTACAAATAATGATGACACAGGATGGAGAGTAGGTTCCACTAGATTAGATATTAGAAACGATGGATCACGATGAGTAAATTACTTCAAACAAGACTACCTGTTTCTATGAATACTGAAATCACTTCAGATATATTTAACAGATTAGTTAGAGTTTTAGAAATTAATCTAGGCTCTTTTGACTCAGACAACACTAGGCAAATAAATACACCCGATAGGGATAAATCATTTTTTTCTCCAGGAGCAGTTATTTGGAACACAACGAATGATGTTTTACAAGTTTACACAGGTTATGAGTGGTTAGATGTTTCTACTCCAACTAACCCACAAGGATTCCAAGCAAAAACTAAACTAGGTCTAGTTTCGGTAACTACAAACGGTAATGTTTCTGTATCAGTAACATTAACAGCTGGTTGGGATAATGAAACATACTACACATAGGGAAAAATTATTAACGTAATTTTCTATATATTATTCGAGAGTTTTTAAGTATGATATTAATTACCAGTTTTAAACTGCAGCTATTCAGGTATAGCAATAAACCTGCTTAATAATTACAACATATAAATACGATATGCCTGGAATGAATGAAAATAGCACAGTAGTTAAACCAAGACAAGGTATAGCAAAAGCTGCAGAATATCTTGTAGCACAGGGTCGAAATGGTGATGATGCATTAGCTCACGTCACTATCGGTGAAACTATAATCCCTTCCGAAATTTTTGATAAAAACCCAAGTTTAAAAGAATCTCTAAACGCAGCATTTGATGCTGAAAACGTAGACATGAATCAATATGTAGTTGGTTCAGGTATTATGTCAGTAAATCCTGAAACAGGACTTTACGAAGCTGGTTGGCTTAAAAAAACATTTAGATCTGTTAAAAAAGTAGTTAAAGAAGCTGGTCCAATTATTGGAGCTGTGATTGGTGGTATGGTAGGTGGTCCAATAGGTGCTTCTATTGGTGCAGGAATAGGAACTAAAACTTCTGCAATGCCAAAAGAAGATATAATGCGAAACATGGCTATAGCTTACGGTGGTGCTAACGCACTACAAGGAGCAGGGATAGGTGGTGCATCAGCTTCTGCTAATTCTGCTGCAAGTAGAGCTGGTGGTTGGTTTGGTGGAGGTATGAGTGAAGGTATAGGATCTTTCTTTAGTAGTGCTAATTGGACTCCTATGGCTGGTGGTCAAGCTGGGGTAGGTGGATTTTTCCAAAATATTGGTTCAGGAGCTGCTAGGAATTTTGGTTTAGGTGGTACTATGCCTCTTTCTGATCCGTCGTTAGGTTTATCTTCTACACAACAAAAGAAAATTGCTGCAGAAATGGCAGCTACAGGTGCAGATGCACACACAGCTGCTATGAGTCTAGGTATAACAGATCCAACAATACTAAGTAATTTAGGTAGTGTAGCTCCAGGAGTAATTGGTCCAGGAGTTATTTCAAGTGGTATTGGTTCTTACGCTTCTTTAAACCCACTACAACAATTTGCATTACAAACAGGATTCGATGCTGCTACAGGTATAATGGAGGAAGATGGTAGTAGTAGTTCAGGAACTATGCCACAACCAGCTTATTTAGGTCGTTCACTTAGTTCTGGTCCAGCTATAGGAAATCTAGGAAATACTGGAGTAGGCTCTGGGAACATGTCCGCACTTAATCCTATGAATAACGCTACGTCTTCTATATCCAATACTTATGCACCTGAAAATTCACCATCGTTTGGTTCTGCTGTTGCAGCAACAACAAGAGGTAATGAACTATTAGATTTACTATCTGGTAGAATGTCTAGAACTGATGAAGCAGGTCCACCTGAATTATTAAGTCTAACTTCACCTTTCCCTGTGTTTGATACACCTAGATTTACTGCTAAAGATGGAGGTTTTGTAGGCTCTAACAGAGCTATGTTTGCTAATGGTGGTAAAGTCTTTGAAGGTGGTGGCTATGTACAAGGTCCAGGAGGCGAAAAAGAAGACATGATAAATGCTAAACTATCTAACAATGAATTCGTAATGACTGCTGATGCTGTACGTGGTGCTGGGAATGGTAGTATCCGAGAAGGAGCAGATAAAATGTATAACCTTATGAATAATTTTGAAAGGAGAGCCTAATGGCTGAAACAACAAGTACGTCATATCAATTACCACCACAATATATTCAAGATCTTCTTGCTGGTGGTGCAGAAGGTTCAGGAGTTCCAGGACTTTTTCCTTTAATTAACCAATCTATGGTTAACCAGTTTGAAAACCTGAATAAACCTGGAGGAACACCTTATACTTATGAAGGTCAAAGAATCGCACCTTTTTCTCAAAGGGAACAAGAAGCATTTAGATTAAGCGACAACGCTATTGGTAGTTATTTACCTTATCTGCGTCAACAAGAAGATTTATACGGTAGAGGTACTGCGTTAGGTTTAGAAGGTCTAAAAAGTTCAGGAGAAAGATTACTAGGTTTAGAGGGTCTGCAGAACAGAGGATTTAATCAAGCTCAAAACTTTATGACTCAAGGTACAGATCAAATTTTAGGTGGTGCAAACACTGCTTCAAACTTAGCTAGAGCAGGTAGTGCTCAATCGTTAGCTGGTTTAGGTAATGCTACTTCTACTGCTCGAGGAGCATATGGACTTTTAGGTAGTCAATTAGGTGGTGGTGATCTTACTGCTAGAGGAACATTACAAGATGCTGCTAGAACTTCTTTAGGATCAGCAGGAATGTTTGACCCATCCTCAGCTTCTTCGTATATGAATCCTTTTGAAGACCAAGTAGTCCAACAAGCATTAGAAGATGTTAGGAATTCAGGAGCATTAGCTGGGCAACAAGCAAGTGCAAATGCTATCGGATCAGGTGCTTTTGGTGGATCAAGATCAAGATTATTAAGTTCAGAATTAGCTGAAGCTCAAAGGAGAGCAGAAATAGAAACAGCAGCAAACCTACGTTCTAGTGGCTATAGTAATGCATTAACAAATGCAAGTAATTCTTTTGAAAACCAACAAAGAAGACAAGCAGGTTCTGCTAGTCAATTAGGTAATATCGCTGGTGGTTTAGGTAGTTTAGCTGGGCAACAAGCAACTGCTGGGCAAAACTTAGCTAATCAATATGCAGGTTACGGTCAATCTGCTGGTGCAAATCTAGCTAACTTAGGTGCAACAGAAGGAACACTTGGGCAAATACGTGGTGGAGCGTTATCAGGATTAGGTTCAAATATATCTGCATTAACAGGTCAACGAGTTGGTTTAGGGCAAAACATTGCTTCTGGTTTAGGTACATTAGGTATGCAGGGAGGAACTTTATTAAATCAATATGGTTCTCAACTAGGTAACATAGGTAACAATTTAGGTAATCTACAAAGACAAGACATTAATTTATTATCTGCAGCTGGTGGAACCAACCGTAACATGCAACAAGGTATAAATGATTTAAATTATCAAAACTTTACAGGTCAATACAATTTACCGCAACAACTCTTAGGACAATATTCTGGGATAGCACAAGGTATTGCACCACTAGCTGGTGGAACTGCCTACAATACTACAGCAACTCCTGGGGTTAGTTATATGACTTCTGCGTTAGGTGGTTTAACTAATGCTTTAGGTGAAACGTATAGGCAAGGAGGTTAATTATGGACGAACAACAAATTATACAAATGGTTAACTCAGGAATGCCTGTAGAAAACATTGCTGCAATGACAGGACTTACTGGAGATCAAATAGTTAAAATTACTTCAGGAGTTCCTGCTAATGCTGTTGGTATGAACTTAGGTATGGGCTCAGGTATGGGCTCAGGTCTGGACTCAGGTATGTTAACTAATGCTTTAAACTTTAGCGATAATGTTGATGTAGAATTCGAAGATGTAGATTTTGCACAAGCAGAAGCATTAATGTCAGTTCCTGAACTGCAAAGTGTAGAAACTGTTTTAAACTCTGAAACAGAAGATGATGCATTAAAAGCTGTATCTGCATTAGCGTTAGGTACTTCTACATTAAACAAAGAAGATGTTTCTGAAGGTTATAAAGGTATTTCAGATTTAGTTGATATCGGTGGTTATAAAGCTGTAGAAGAATTCGTAAGAGCTATTTATACAGACGACGACAATACAGAAAGTATTCCTGAATGGGCATTACCTGCTGCGACATTTGGTACAATACTAATGAATGAAACTGGTGATTGGAAACAAGCTATATTAAAAGCTAGAGGCAAAACTGCTAGTGTGATGTATGACAAAAATAGAGCAGATGAAAAATCTAAAGCAGAGTTGGATTTACAAATTAAAAAAGACGCTTTAAAAATATATACAGATTCACAACCGAAAGCTATCGACTTAACTAAACTTATTGGTAAAGTAACAACTGATTCTATTGATAAATACAGTAAATCTGGTAAATATTCAGATTTAGTGTCAATAGAAGAAGAAAAAGATGTGACTAGTCTCTTGGATAAATTTACTGCTACTTCGGTAGGTGCGTATCAAGCATCAAATGACTTAGAAGATTTAGTCAGAATAGATACTAAAGGTGGTAAAGACGTCACAACATTAGATTTTTTAAAAGAATTTACCCCTGCTTCTGTTAAAGTATATGAAGAAGGTGGACGAGATGATCCAAGTGTTTTAGTGAGGAAACCTAACGCTGCTGGAAAAACTAATGGATTAACTGTTAAAGACACACTAGGACTATTAGACAAATATACTGCAGAAAGTGTTGATATATTTATGGAAAATAAAAAGTTTAGTGAGTTAGTATTAAAAGATCCAGCTGGTTGGAGTCCTACTGTTGGAAGCACAACTTTAGCACAACAACAAAGTGATTTAAAACTAATGGAAACTGTAGATTTTAGAGAAAAAACAGCATTATTGTCGGAAGCAGATAGAATAAAAAGGTTAAGACAATACTCTTTATTACATGCACAAACAACACAAAAAATTAACGAAAAGACGTTAGCTGGAGAAATTTTAAAACAAAACATACCTTTAGCTTCGTTCAGTGTTGAAGCTTATGCACAAGAACTTGGTTTAGATCCGAACAACCAAGAAGTTGGTCGTATATTAAATATAGCTAAAGTTCAGTTACCTTTTGCGAAACCAGAAGATATTAATAAATTAAGTGCATTAACTGATTTAAAAACAAAAGTAGATTTGATGGGTAAAATATTAGAGACTACTCCTGGAGATGTAACAGGAGTTAAAGGTTATCTTTTCGATACGAATGCTGCTAGAATTGCTGCTGATCTAATTCCTGGATTTAACATACCTGTGGGAGCTACAGTAACATCAGTATTCAGTAATGTAGCGGAAGTAAATTTAATTGAAGAAATATTAAAAGAAGCTAGATTTAGTAATGAAGATAGAGTCTTAGTAAGAGAATTTATCAATGGTAAAAGTTTTAAAACTTTAGAAGAAGCTAAATTAAGACATACAGAAGTGATGACACTTTTAACAAGAGGACTCGAAGCACAAGAATATTATTTAGAAAACTATCAACTACCTTCAGGAATGCAAAGTGACGATACTAGAAAAAATGCCTTGCGAGACTATATACTAAACCTAAATAAATAATGGCAGTAGATGTATTACAAATTAAATCGGCAATCCCTGATGATATTTACACAGCATTCTCAGCAATGGATGCAAACCAGCAAAAAAATTTTTTAGACGAACTCACCGAAAATGAATTACTTAATATAAGTCTTCGTAGAAGTGGTGAGTTCGATTTACCAGAAACTGATTTAACAAATATAATTACTAGCTTACAAAGAGACGTTATGAGTGGCGGGACTACAGTATTTGATCCAGCTGGAATCCCTATGCAAAAGATACAAGGTTCAGAAACACAAGAATTCGCTAACGAAATATTTTCTGGTTTACGAGAACAAACTTTTGATTACTCTGGTTTACCAAATAATAAACTACGCAGAGGTCTAAGTTTCATGGACACTGCTGGTGAAAAAGAAAACTATCTTACACAAAATGTTGGACCACAAGGTGTCGGTTGGACTATGGATAAATATGGTCGTTATGCTATTATGCCAGAGTTTCGTGAACAATTAGGTGGAACTCCTGGAGACATGCCTCTTACTATTGATAATCCTGGAACTTTTGAACGTGGTGATATAGCTGATTTTGCTGGTAGTGCACCAGAAATAACAGCAACGATATTAGCAAGTATTGCTACTAGAAATTTAGGATTAGCTCCAGCAGTACTGGCTAGTGGTACAGCTGCAGGTGCAGCAAAAACAATAGAAGAAGGCGTAGAAACTCTTGCTGGTTTACAAGATCAAACTTTAAGTGAAGTAGGTAAAGACGTTGCTTTTGAAACAGCACTTGGTGCTACAGCAGAATTAGGTGGTCGAGCGATAGTTGGTGCAGGAAAAAGCATATTCTCACCTGCTGAAAAACGTATTCCTACAGGTGATCTTGGATTACTTAATTTTAAAACATATACGTATGCTCCTCGTGTAGATGCAGCTTCTGGTCCAGGTGTACGAGATACATACACATTAGTTAAAGAATTAGTAGACGAAGGTGCTCTTCCTGATGTAGCTAAAGCCACAGGTAGACCAATCTTAGGAAGATTTTCAGGTTTAGTGGAATCAGTATTCGGATATAACCAACAGAAAAATGTAACAAATGTTAAATATCTACAAGATAAAGTTAATGGATTTTTAAAAGAAGTAGACGCAAAGCCTTTCGATCCATTTATGAGTAAAGTTTTTCCTAAACTAGGTGAAGAAGAATTAGGTGCATTAATACAGTTTCAAAGAAATAAAACTCAATCTGATGTTGAACTGGGTGTAAACGCTTCTTTAAAAACTTTAAAAGATGCAATAAAAACGGAATCTGATTCTTTGACTAGTAAAGTAGGAACAGGTCAAATACCTGAAAATGTAGGGTCTACCTTAGCAACTTCTGTAAATAAAGCCTACGGTGAATTTCAAGATTCAGTAGCTTTACTATACAATGAAGCAGACCAATTATTAGGCAATAGAGCTTTCATACCTACAGCACCTATAAAAAGGGAAGCTAAATCAATACTAGAAAGACTTCCTAAAACAACTACTGGTGAGCCTATAGCTGGTGTAAGTGAGATTACTGTACGAATGTTAGAAGACATAAGTAATATGCCAGCGAATATAAATGCTACGCATATGCAAGCCTTACGAACAATGTTTGGAGATGCTGGTTTTTCTGAAGAAATGTTAAAAGGTTTTGGACAAAAACAATTCAACATGTTAAAAACTGCAACAAATGAAAGTTTTGATGCTGCTCTTAAAAATGGAGTAAAAGGTGTTANAAATATCGATAGTAATGGTAATATCGTTTTTTCAGAAAGAANAATGTCAGCTCAAGAAATAGAAAAAACTAAAGCAGGTTTGTTAAAACTAAAAGAAGCTACTTCTTCTTATGGTGAAGGAATAGCAGCATTTGATACACGTCTAGTAAACAAACTTACTAAACGAGATAGTGTTGATCCAGATCAATTAATAAACACAGTTGTGGTTAGGAACAGTCCAAATAAAATTAATCAATTTTTAAAGGCAACTGACAATACTGATGAAGCAAGAAAAGTGTTACAAAGTGGACACTTTGATTCTATGCTAGGTAACGCAACAGATGTAGAAGGAAACTTTTCTGCATCTTCTGTGTTAAAACAAATTAAAGCACTAGGTACTAGCTTTCCAGCTTTGTATGGCAACAGTGCTCCTACAATTATAAGATCACTAGAACAGTTAAATGCAGCACAAAAATTTATACCAAAAGAAGATGCTGTTCGCATAAGAACATCGTTATTAGACTCATTTAACTCTGGTAAAACTGGAGATTTTACAAATTTAATAAAAGAATACACTAAAAATGTAGATGAACAATTTAAATTTTTAGATGCAAATTTTAATAAACAGATAGGCAATTTCTCACCTGAAGAAGTTATACCGTGGTTGACAAATAAAGCTACATCACAAGATATAACAGGTTTTATTAATTATTACAGTAAAGAAGCACCAGAAATTGTTGAACAGTTTAGACAAAAATACATGGTTAACTTACTNGATAATGTTTATGACACAACTAAATTAGACCCAGTTGGTGTGATACTAAATGGTGAAAATTTATTAAAAGCTATACAGAAAGAAGGTGTTCCTGCTAGAATAAATGCTGCGTTAGGTTCAGAAACAGCACAAGCATTAGAAAGATTTGCAGAAAAAGCTGCATTCATAACAACAGGTAGTGGTTCTTTTTCTGGTGGTTTAGTTGCTGCACAAATTGCACTTAACCCATTACAAAATGTGTCTACTTTAATTAGGTTAAATATTTTAGGTAGAGTGTTAGCTTCACCTACAGGGTTGCGTTACTTAACAACTATTATAGAAAACCCTAACGCTAGGGCAACAGGTTATGCTGCTGGTCAATTAGGTGCAGATATTATTGCACAAATAACTGCAGAAGACTCTACTGTGAATCCTGATCAATTGGAAAAAATGACGCTAGAGTTAAAAAATAGTCTTTTAGGTTTAAGCGATGAAGGATATAATGACTATGAAGATGAGGAGTAAATAATATGTTGAAAAAATTGTTTAGGGGTTTAGTAGGCGAAGGTATTGCTAATTTACCTAGTTTGCAAAATATGCAAAATCACCCACTTTTTGGTAAAATACCTAGTGTGGAAAATATGCAAAATCACCCACTTTTTGATAAACTACCTAGTGTGCAAAATATGGGTAACTACAGTATGTTGGCTGGTGGAAATATACCTAATGCACAAAACATAGGTGACTTTAGTATATTGGCTGGTGGANATATACCTAATGCAGTAAACATGTATCAAAACAATATTGAAAATATGCCTAGTATGCAAAACATGAATGAGTATAGTTTTTTAAACAACTTAGGAAAAAGCCCAGTAGCATCTGGTTTAGCTAGTAATATGGATATGCTACCTAGTGTACAAAGTATGGGTGATGAGGGTATAATGAGTACAGTTGGCAATGACCTACCTAACTATGCTTTAGGTTTAGCAGAAAACCAAGGTCAGTTTTTAAGACCTAGTCTACAAAAAGCTGGTTTATCTCCTTATGCAGACCTAGAAACTTTAGAACAAGAAAGGCTTGCTGCAGAACAAGAAAGGCTTGCTATAGAAGAAAAAGCACAAACCGATTTAATAGCAGCTCTAAGTGGTCTTAGTGGTTTTGCTGGTATTGGTAATTTTGATTTCGGTAATGCTGGATACAGCTTACCAGGATAAGGTTAAAAATGAAAGGAGTTAAACACTACAAAAGAGATGGTACTGAACATAAAGGTAACTCTCATAAAATGGCAAATGGTACTTTACATACAAATAAAACACACACTGACACAAGTGTAAGATTATTTCATTTTAAAGATTTAAGTAAAAAAGCA